ACCTCTGTTGGCCTATAATACTTTTCGTCTATCTTAACTACCAAATATCCATTATTAACAGCATGTTCACTTAATCCTTCACCAAACCACTCTAGACTCATACCAACATAAGCAAATGCTTCCTCAACAAATTCTTTAACTGTATGGTTCTCTCCCGTTGCAACAACATAATCACCACACTCGTCCTGTTGCAACATTTTCCACATACAATTAACATACTCAGGCGCATAGCCCCAGTCCCTCTTTGCGTATAAATTACCTATCAATAGTTCTTTTTGCAGACCTTTTTTTATATTTGCCACACCCTGCACAATCTTTTTCGATATAAAATTTACTCCTCTGCGAGGGCTCTCGTGATTAAACAACACACCATTACAAGCAAATATATTATAGGCCTCTCTATAATTAACAACCATCCAATAAGCACCTAATTTTGCTACACCATAAGGAGAACGAGGGTAAAAGGGAGTTTTCTCACTCTGCGGTATTTCTTGAACCTTACCAAAAAGTTCACTTGATGAGGCTTGGTAAAATTTCACATCATACATTTTACCTTCTCTTATCGCTTCTAATAATGATAAAGTACCGCCTGTAATTACATTTAAAGTATACTCTGGAATACTGAATGATATACCTACATGGGATTGGGCAGCAAGATTATAAATCTCGTTTGGCCTTATTCTATCTAATAATCTATTTATATTACCACTATCTGTTAAATCTCCATAATATAACACAACTTTGTCTAATATATGGTCTATTCTTTGTGTATTAATAGAACTTGACCTACGGATAATACCATGTACCTCATATCCTTTTTCTAAAAGGAGTTCAGCAAGATAACTTCCATCTTGTCCAGTAATCCCAGTAATAAACGCCTTTTTCATATAAAATTACTATGTTTAATCTTTGTAGTCAAAAGTTCTATAAAATTATTTTGTGCAGTAAATACACAATGATTACATTTACTAGTATCTAATAAATTTGACAAACTACCCTCACCATCATATAAATTATCTGCATCTGCCCAATGACACAACCTGTAAATCTTGTTAAATTGTTTCCCTGCATCGTCATTTAACACTGTACTGCTACAGGGGTATATATAACCATCGCAGTAGAGAAATGGCTTAAAGTAACCCCAGTAACATTTGTTAGGCCTCTCAAACTCCTTCTTTTGATAAAAGACGGGAAAACCTGATATTTTAGCCATATTTTCAACTATTGGTTCTATAATTTGGTGTTGATATTGTAATTCCTCCTTTGTACAACAACAATCAGGTACAACCCGCAAATACTCTCCTTTTGCCTTTTTAGCAATGCCAACAAGACGCTCTAAACCTTTCTCGCTAGCCTTATCCCCCCAACAATAGGAGAAGCCTAAAGTACCATTTATTACAGGTATATCTATTTTTTTTACATAATCCAATGAGTTCATTGATATACGCATCCAAGACAATATTTTCAACGCTTTTTTAGACAAAACCTTTGCAGCATGGATGCCATTAGTTATTAACCCAATTTGTAAACCAAGTGAGTCACAAAACAGGATATAGTCGTCTAACTTATGGAATAAAGTAGGCTCACCACCGCCAGTTATTTCTATTGTCTTTATCCCCAAGTCTTTAAACTTCATCGTTGCCTGTACCAGTTCCTTATAATTCCATTCAAATTTCTTCTTTCTTTTGGCAACAGAGCAGAAGCCACAATTTAAATTACACCTCTCAGTAAGTGCAATTTGCAATGAGATTGGCTTCGGTTTTATCAAAAGACTATTATTACGAAGCAAACTCTTAAAAAACTTTATCCCAGTGCTTGTATAGGCATTTATATTGTCCACTATTTTTTCTCCAAACGTAAATACTCAGGGTTGGTTACATTGGCACTCCCTGCTTCACGTTCCTTTTCATAAGACTCCCAAGCCTTTTTATCTTCTTGATCCTTTAACCATAAATCTTGACATAGGTTGGCAATTAATTTCTTTCGTTCATCACTCTTTATCCATCCAAAATGACGTATAACAGGATCGTTTATTTCCTTTCTCGTTTTTATAACATCATTTAATATCTCGTGTACACGTCTAAAAAACTGCAATTTACTCTTCCCGTCAACCATAACCCGTTTCAATAGCCTTGGTTGCCAATCTTGATGTATTTTTAAAGCCTCCCGCCAGCTATTCCCCAGTCTGTCCATACTCCCGTATTCAACCACACTCTCGTCCCACTCTCTAAAATGGCAGCGTGGCAACTCAATCATCATTATTTCTTTCTGCGGCTCGCTATCGCACTTATTTATAATAGTACGTATCCGCTCTGCATCACTTTTCCACATTCTCTCATCACCGTCAATTATAAGCACCCAGTCCATGTCTTTAGAGAGCTCAATAAGTTTCGTGCGGGCGTAGCCATACCCTTTCTCTTTTATCATGTCGGATTGAATTAAGTTGAGCTTATCACCAACAACAGCTTTGAGTTCTTCAATAGTCCCGTCTGTACTGCCGCTATCAACAACAGTCCACAAATCCACTACATCTTTAAATATATCCCATATTGGCTTTACATTCACTACTTCGTCTTGGAAATTACTTGCTAGTCCTAATTTCATATTGTTTACTCCTTATAAGAACAGTTTATCTTTGTTGGAAGACCAGTCTCGTTGGCCTTCAATGAGCTTAAATGAATACAAGCAGTGCAACGTATGCGCTTGTCGTGGTAGCCTGCGGAGATTTTAAATTTCTTTTCGGGTGGTAATGGGCATTTGTGCCCATCAACCATTATTATTAGCTGTTGGATTTGTACCAGCATTTGTCTTCTCGCCAGTTTTCTTTTTCGGTCCTGTTGTTGGCGTCCCTTCAGCTCCGGGTCCGCCACTCCCATTGTCTAATGCTATTTTGTCATCACCAACCAGTTCCTCTGGATAATTCATGATTTCAGTGGCACGCTTAACCAGCTCTCGCCCATAATTGCTAAAGCCCATCTTCTTAGCAGTGCTCTCTTTACTGATACCCAAGTGGTAGGTGATGCTGCCACGCTTGCTGCCAAGGCTGGCATTTGCAACATCTGTCATGTCAATATTGATGCTTTGCGGGAAGGTAATATCAATGAGGTGTTCAGGGCGGTATTCAACAAACTTCTTTACCTCTTTCTTCTCTTTTATCTCCACAACCTCTTTAACCTTTACTTTCTCAGGGAACCCCCTGCCACACTTGGTCTTAATAAAGAAAATAGCTTTAAAGAAGTCGTTTATAAGGAATAGCCTTGTCATCTCCCGTATGTCACTTATATAGTCAACATACGGTGTCCTGCTGCCTTTAATGCTGGCAAAGGTAGGTCCTTTTATGTCACTGCTTACAACATCATATGGCTGGCGCAACCCACTGCTTATCCACTTGAGCATATCCTCATCTTCACCAGATAGCCGTGGGAGATTCGGGTTTTGCAGCAACGGTTCAACCCCCGGAGGGCAAAACAGCCTATCCCCAGCACTCAACGCCTGTGCCATGCCGGTTTCTCTCTTTTGTTCGTCTGTCAATGAGAGCCAAGTAAGCCAGCTACGCAGGTCTGTAAATTTATAGAAGATAAAATAGGTGCTGAGAGCTTTCATATATTCAAAGCGCCACTTCTTTGCTTCTTTGAAGTCATCTAATGGTTCAAACACAGTTCTCAGATGGCTTGCAGTCCTCGCAATCTCTTTAACCCCACTGCGCCAGCTAACAACATAATTCTTATATTTCAACGTCTCTTTGGATCTCTCAAAGATTTCATCGTCTTGTACGGGGCGTGTCATATTATATATTTTTAAATCGCTATCTGTAATATCTGCTTCCAATTCTGGTAGATAAGCACAATATATACTAGTTAACGTGATGGTTTTCCCGTCCCCACCTTTTATCCCATAATAAACCGGCACAGTGCGCTTTTTAGGGTGCATAAGCACTTGTTCCACTGTAGGCGGCTCTATAACATCAATTTCAGAGAAACCATCCTCTTTATGTACAGTAAAGTTCAAAAACAGCTCACTCTCCACCATCTTCCTTGTAACATACCCACACCAACTGCTGTACAACTCGTTACGTGGATCATAAATAACCTCTTTTAAATACTGGTCAATTTGTGGGATCTTACTGCTTATGTCAAACTCCTCGCCGGTTATTCTGCCAACAACATCGTCAACGCTGCGGCCAACAAAAGCATCTGTTTTATATTTATCCCACGCAGTTTGATTTATTTTCAGACGGTCAAATTTTTTGTCCTCTTTTGTGTCCTCGCTAATACTACGCAGTGCCACGGGCGCAAAACTGCTACGTGTAAGGGCTGTACTGCTTGCATTTGCCCCACCTTGCCACGCTGCGCTTTGTTTAAGGTATATTGGCTTGCCCTGCGCCAAATTACTCTCAATCTGCTTCAATGTTTTATCATCTAGCTGGTCAAGCCCAACAACAAGTTCTTCTTCTTTTTTTTGTATTTTTTGGTATTGTTTCATATTTTTACTCGAATTAAGCTTTTTCGTACTTTTTAAGCTTTTTCAGGCTTTTTTCGCATTTTTTAAGAGAAATTCACAAAAATTTCAATTCTCTTATTAATATATATGTCTACGTCTACTATCTACAAACCTTCTCTTGCATGGTTGATACCTCATACCAAGAGCATAGGCTAGATTCTTTACCGCTCTGTACTTCATGTCCCTTACCGTCTCCTGCTTCACCCTCAGTATCAAGGCAACATCCCGTATGCTCTTACTTTGGAAGTAGAAGAGGTCTAAGTACATCATTTGTCTTTTTGTTGGCGGCTTCCGGATTTGTTTAAATTCTTTGTTATACACTTCCTCTTTTACTACCGGCTTTATATCCTCTTTTATCATCTCCCGCACAAATTTTGGGAAGCTGTTGAGAGATATGTCAGCGCCATCCATTGCCTCGTTAGCATTCTCTGTGAGAACATTCTCTGGGGTTGTCATTACATCCCCAACAAGTATCTCGTGCAGCAGCACATGCTCTTGATCCACATACCCCTGTGCTGCCCCGCACAACTCTGTACAAGTATCACGTAAATCACATAAGCTGCATATCATAGCTAGTAATAATTTACCCCCGCTTTGACGTGCATACCAAACATATTTGCACGCTTTATCCTCGGTGTACCCATGAACAGCTCACGCCCACTAAATATGCCCCAGCCCACAGAGTACACGCTGTCATCTAATATCTTCTCAGCAACCTGAGCAACCTCCCCCCCTTTGCGCTTCCATTTGTATGGACTGCCAAAGAGGTTCTCGTCAGGATTGTGATCAAAATTAGCCAACTCCTCACGAAACAAATCTGTCTTGTCTGGTATGTAACCAGTTACCTCGCTCCCTCCGGGGATGCGGCAATAAGGAACAATTGGGCATTTAAATAATCCGTTCTCCATCAACTGCCACATATGGGTAAATGCCACATACTGATTTTGATAGCTTGGGTATATCTCTTCAACTGTTAACCCCTCATCTACACACCAGCTATAAATATCACTACTCAAGTACCGCTCAAGGGTTATATTGTCTGGTAGCCCAAACTCTTCTATGACAGTATTTATCTCATGTTGTATCTCTTTTATCTCACTGCTGCGAACCCATACGAGCCGTAGCACAAAGTGCATCCATTGAAACTTCTTGTCTTCTGCAATGCCGGTAAACTTTCCTTTTGCTATTGTACTCAGGAAAGTCCTGTTTGCCTGTTTACTTCCCGGCTGCGCTCTGTCCATACCCATTGTTATTATCCACTCGTGTATTCCAGTGACCATAATGAGTTTTTCAAAGTCGGCCCACGTCCCCTGTAATTTATATATGTCGTTTATGTCAAGCATTAACCACCGCCTCCTCATTATTAATTTTGTCCCGCATCATATTCATAACATCAAATGGATCACCAAACTGCTCCATACCAAGGATTTGATATTTGCTAAACAGTCCAAACCCAGCATCCTCCCACCTGTTGCGGAAGTGCCTGTTAAACTCACTGGGTAGCAGCTTGCGTTTAAACGACTCTAGTTCTTTGTCAGTCATGTCAGGGTTATAGTGTACATCACTGTAGTGACTAAAATATGTAAGATCATCTTCACCACGTTTACAGTTCTTATACATACGCTCCATAAAGTGACCCTGAGGAGCAACAACACTGTCAATGAGCACCATACTGTTGTGGATAAAGCGTGTGCTACCAGCAAGCTCTGTAAAGAACGTCTCGTCCTTCATCTTGTGCGCCTCACTAAATGTACAGGCTGTTATGTTGGACATAATGCCCTGCGCTGTGCTGATGGGGGCAATTATGCTTATCACGTCTTTGGCAAATATATCCTTCTGTTTCCCATGCTTGTCTCTGCGGAGCACCACCCCTCGTTGCAATACATTGTCCTCGCCAATAAACTCCACCAGCTCAGGGCTATTCAATATATGCTCTTTGATAACATCAAAGTGGACAAAGTTTACCTGATCACGACTGTTAGCACCAAGGATTATTTTCTCACGGGGGAAGCAGCATAAACGCCAAATGGCTATCATGCAGGCTAGGAAGGATTTGGCCTCACCACGAGGCCAGCAGAAGACAATGAATTTATATTTAAAAGTACCAGTAGAGTCCATTTCAAGAGCTTCCTTACAGATCTCTACCTGTTTAGGCCAAGGGCTAAAATTTACCCACCCTCTACGCTTCCTATCAAACACCTTCAAGTTCTCAGACAAAAAAAGCAGGAAGCCATCTCCTCCCTGCCTATAATCTTTCATCTTCTCTTGTGTTAAGTTGCTTAACGGCATTTACACCACCCTCTTTGTCTGCAATGTTTTTACATACTCCAAACTCATTTATTTGTATTGATTTAAAATTACATCCAAAATTTGCACCCATATGATGTTTGCAATTAAACATCATACACACCGCAACCCGTGTGTCGGTGAAGAAGTTATCAACGTTAATATTATTATTTGGTATTACAGCCATATTCGTAAGGTTTGAGCGGAGTAGTTACAAGCGTTATTTAAAGTATTACTATATAGAAACAGTGTAACTAGTTGAAACCATCATCAAAACAGAATTATTGCTTGACCAAAACGGATTCTTTTTCCTTACTTTCTGTTGCACCAGCAGTCAACTCAAATACTCCACCCTTTCCCTCAAGCATATCAAGAGCAGAGCTACGACGCCCCTTACTCTCAATCTTCTTCAGTTTCACATCCCCAGCAGTAGTCCACCCATTGCGCTCCATAAGATCACTAGCTTCTTTTATAAGATCCTGTATTTGACCCACTAATGGTATAAAAGCCTCTCCTTGCTTGGTTTTCCTTGTGATTCGCTTTAATTTCCCCATTCTCATCTTCCCCCACTCAATAAGGAAGAGCAGCACCCCCACCTGCTGTGTTACCAAAGCATCGCCCTGCTCTAACGAATCACGAAACCTAGTCAACTCACCATTGACCATCCCCACTTTTTGCAACAACTCTAACTGCCCTTGTTCCATATACACTCCTATCACCTTTTGTGCCAAATACTCACAGTGAGCCAAGCGTTTTAACCGCTTATCATCTTTATTTATAAGAACCCCCTCCACCTCACTAACCTGATTACTAACGTCTACTATGCGGTAGACGTCATGTTCATCTAAATACCTCTTCATCTTACCGTTTTCCCAACACTTTTTATTCCACTTCCACTTCCCCCTAACAATTTTAAACCTGCAATTCCCAAAAGCACTACACCCAGCAGTACAAGCGTTGACCCGCCAACTAAGCAGCCACCCATATACAGTACGCATACGCCGTTGACAAACCGCCCCATATGCCCTATCCTCACATATACTATATACACTACACATATTATTACACACCACCACCCATCCATCAATAAGCAGAGCATCTAATAAAATATTAACAGAACCACGAGGAAGATGATCCCACCAGACACACTTAAACACCTGCTGTGCCCATAGGTACTCCTTAATACTATGTCTTAAACCACTCTTTTGCATATATATGGTAGGCTTCATTAAACTACCCCTACTATATACAGTGAAAAGAAACAAGAGCAAGAACAAAATATAAACCTCTATGTTGAATAATACATATAAGGGGATGGTTTATAGTAATAAAAACAAGATCAACTTCTAAACATCAGGAACCAAAACATCTGGGATCCATACCGTGTGTCAGGTGGGTGGGTATACCCCCCCATACCCATACCCCTATCCATAGGGTAAACAAACGGGGGGTATGGGTGCAGGGCTGCCTAATTGGCAATGGGGCTGCCAGTATTACAAATGCAGGTTTTTACATTGGGTATGGGGTATGGCCTTGTGTTTATGGGGTCAAACGGATAGGGGATATATCCGGGGTATTGGATGGATAGAACTTTCCAGTGAGAATAGGGCTGCGGGCTTACTTATACCCCACCATTTCCCCGGATACCCCTTAGACATACTTTCAAGTGCTACCATTCACCATGCTTTTTTTGGGGCGCTTTACTGTGGGCTGATACCCTGATACCATGCCTACAAGGATATACTTATCCGGTAGTACTCCGTGAGAGCTGCTGATACTGGGGTTTGTATAGTGGCTGCTGCTTCCTGCAGCAGGATATATCTGATACACTCTATCCATTGAAACAGTAAAGGCCGGATACAGTGTTTTGTATCCGGCCTATGCTTTGTGGTTAAAGGTTTATCAAGGCTGCCAGTAAAATAAACCATGCTGCTGCAGCTGCTAATGCCAGTAAAAGCCCTGATAAGCGGCTTGTGTTATCATGCAGCCTACTCATTAGCCTTGTCCTGTATAGTGGCTGCTGCTGGCTCTGGATAGTATGTTACCGTGATATTCTTTCCAGACATGGTTACACGGATTGGCTCTGTGGGAGCAGTCAACAGATAGTGCAGAAAACGGCCTGATTGAAAGTTTAACTCATTGGTACTCAGGTTTTTACCGGCATTTCTGCCGTCAAACAGTTTCTTCCACTCTGTGCGAAAAGTTTCTGTGGACAGTGCTGCGGTGTTTCCGGTGCGGTGGCTGCCGATTACATCCCAAGCGCAAGGCCCGTGTTCCTTTGGGTTATTGCGTGGGCGGTCTGCTTTAGTGTTTGCTGCTATTACTGCTGCTGCTTCCTGCTTTGCAGCGGTAACAGTGCGGTGCGCATTGGCCTTTGTCTGGATAATGGCAGCGGTCATTTTATCCGGTATGCTGCTAATATCAATGGCTGCTGCTTCGGCATCGGTAAGCTTCAAAGCATCGTCAAAGCTAATACCAGTGTCAATGTTTATGGTGTCATTGGGTGCTGCTGCCGATACATCGGGCTGCTGCGCTTCTGCCTGTGGTGTTTTTTCCTTTGCCATTGTTCTATTCCTTTGTGTTGGGTTTTGGTGGGATTGTTCCCACTTGCTATTGACTATAATATATTACTGTGGTGTTGTCAAGAAAATAATGGATGTAATATAAATTATTTTTGGTTGCATTATAGGGGTGTTCCTTGAGGATATATCCATAAGCTTGGGGTGCTTGCTATGGTGCTTGGGGATATATCAGCTTGCTATGGTGCTTGGGCATGGGGTATTGCCTAATTGGCTTGGGGTATTGCCTAATTGGCATGGGGTATTGCCTA